TATCTCATCACTATCTTCCTGTAAAACCTTGGGTGGATCGGTCTCCAGTTGGACTTTCAGCTCAATCGGCCCTGTAGTTACAAAATCCGCTGTGATCTCAACAGCTTGATCAGCAACGAACTGAATCGCGCAAGACGTTAAAACACCCTCAACTTCATGCCAGATGGAGTCATTAGCCGCGAAAGGGTTATTGCCAGCAGTTTGACCGGCTGTTTTGATGTAAAACTGACCGATAAACCGACTGCCAACTTTGGTACGCAACAGCAGCTGCAGCAAATACTGAGGCAGTTCTTTTTCAGTATCACCCGTGTATTCCCAAAAACATGTAACCTGCCCAGACCCAGACATTAAACTGCTTATCTGCGAACGAAAACTGTCAGACAAAGATGTTGTATCTACTGTCTCGCGTTGAGTATTTAGCTCATAACTTCTTACCTGCGACAAAATCCTAAACTCCGCAGATTGTATAATTATTTTAATTTGTATTGACGCACCAGGCGTGGCAAGTGTTGTTGCATTTGTTGTTTTACCGTTTACTGCGTCAGAAAAAGAATCGTAAAGACGTATTCCATTTAAATCGTCAACGTTAATAAATTTTCGTACCGCTCTTGCTGAGTAACCGCTGATAAAAGACAGTGTTGCATTGGCTTTGTTGCTAATTCTGACTTCATCACCTGTCAGAAGTTGACCTGGCTCAAAGTCAAAACTAAAACGCTTTCTGTCTGTATTGACGTCGCTAGGAGCCACCGTTCCATCAATTTGGGAGTCGTTGAACTGACGCTTCAGCTCAACATTGCCAAACGTTCCAAGGTAAATGCTCATCAGATGTTAACCGCAACTGGAGCGCCTTGGCATTGGAATTGAATATCTGCTGCTACAATGTCGCCAACAGACATTGATAAAGATATGTTAGTAATAAAAACCCTCATATCAATAAATTTGCCAGAAGTTGTTCCATCATCTACGTGCAGCCGTAATCTAAAATTCTTTAAATCTGTGTCATCGTCATTTTGATCCAATGAAGCGCCATTATCAAAACCTGAACCAGCGCTACGTGGCTTGAAAACTTTATTCAAAAAAGTGCTTGCGCTGTTACTAGAGTTGCTTGTGCCTAGAACTTCTTGATAATACAAAATCCGACAATTGCCTGTTGTCGATCTTCCTATAGGAATAAAAGTATCGTCTGTATCACCTAAAGTTTTATTGCTAAGCAAGGAGACTGATGAGCTTACGCTCCAATTCAGGACTTTTGCGATCTCAGTGCCAGGGTCGCTGTTGTTAGTTGTGTCGTTTAAAAACAGCTTGCCAGTAGCGCCGGTAAAAACAGCCATCAGAGCACGCCAATCAGATTCACTGTAACAGTGCTACGGCCCAAAGCTACCTGTGCAACCTGTGGTGGCCCTTCGTAGCGATAGTCATTGCCATGGGTTTGAGCACCTAAAGCGTCATTATTGCCTTCCCAACCACCACGAGTTGGACTAAGCCCATTGATGCTCCCAAGAGCAAAAGTCTGGAACGTGCCTTGGACCGTGTCGTAATGATCTAAAAACAGTTCAGCGTCTGCATCAGGGATATTTGCGTAAGTCAGCGACAGCTTCATATTGGTGCGATTGCTGCCATACAAAATCCTGTGCTCAGCACCGTTTTGAGCTTTGTAAGTCTTGACTGGATAGTCACCTGACTCAAAAGTGCGAGCGCTTGGCACTAAATAGTCCCCCAGCGCAAATGGTGCTGTGCGTCCTGCTTTAGTGATTGGGAAAGTCATGACTGAACGCTCCAACCGTCGTCATTAGATCTTAGTGCAGCCAAGGCAATTTTACTTCGCTGCTCACTGTCGCAAGGGTACTCAGAAGCAACAATATCAACAATGCCGTCTTGAGTGAAAGTTAACTGCTCCACAACATAGATGTTTTGAGACACTTCGCTAGCTGTAACAGTAAATAAAATATTGTGATACGTAGCGTCTTCAACTGTGCCGTTTGAGACTATTAAAGTGCCGGTCTCAATTTCTCCATCTCCTGATCTAAAGTAAGTAACAGAATATCTATCGTCTGGCATATCTCGTACGCTTGTAACGGCTCCAGTTGCATCGACTGTTCCTGTGTTCGCAGAGTTGTAAGGAGTTGCTTCTGTTGTTACCTTGATGAAAGATCCAGCGCCAATGTTAAGCCCTTCTGCTGTCGTTGAAAAGTTAATCGTATGAGTTACATAAGCCCTTAGGGCCAAGAAATACTTAGCTACTAAAACCGCGTGATCTCGTGACGTACAAAACTGCGTTAAATCAAACTCTTCCTGAGGTAGCAAGTCAGTGCCGGGAGAAGAATAGGTGCCAGCCCCGTCAATTCCTTTTACCTCAACAACTGCCTCTTCTGGTAATTGATTGGTGCGTTCCTGCCTGTACCGAACAACAGCTTTAAAAGCACGACGCTCTTCCGCTCCAAGGTACTCAATTTTGTAGCTGTCTTCAAGAATGTTCCCAGCCGTAAAATAATGCTCTACTTCAATAGAGCCCTTGCTGATGCGCCCACGACTATCCACTGGAAAAGCAGGTTTTAACGAGAATTTGCCATTGACTATCGAAAAATTGCATAAGAAACTTGGCGCAATATCACTGAAAAACTGCCTTAAATTGGTGCGTTCAACGATTGGGCCATTGAAGAACAAATTGTTTTTTACGAGGAACTTAGAAGTCAGCACCAAATCGCTTCTTTCGACCATGTAACTTCTGCTGCCGTCCATTCCTAGTAACCCACCCGCTCCAGCGGTTTGATCCGTAAACATAAAATACATCAAATCTGTCAGCAGATTGCTGGGGCCATGTGTTGCAGTATCGCCATAAAAAGAATTAGCAAGGCCGGTTGTTGGATGTAGCCGCTCCACTGGTATTCCATTCTTAAGCCACACTCGCATTTGATCAAGGGCAGTGAAATTACGCCCTGCCTTAAGTGAAAAACCAGCAAGAGTTAGGTTAAACATGTTGGCAACATTGTCGTTAATTTGCACTTCGTTTATGTAAACAATTTCATGTTCAGGCGCTGTGTTGTTTGATTTTTCAACAAAATTTCGATAAGCGCTTATATCTGAAACTTGCGATTGCGATGCAAAGTCAAGCTCTGAACTGGTTATAGGATCAGTTGTTCGCTCTGTTTTTACACTACCTATTTTATAGTTTTGCCCAACAGCGCTGTATGCAGTGAAGAATGGATTGTTGCTGCTTACAGTGCGGAAGTCTGAAAATATTTCGTCGACTTCCCATTCACCTGTTGACGTATCTGTTCCTTCATAAATTTTAGTTACCTTGCCATCTGTCCAGCCTTGGCGTTTACCAACGATTGGAGCTTTAAAGTCTATAACTGTGGCTTTTAAATCAACAGTAATTTTTTTCGAGTCTTTATTAAAAACAAATTCTGGAACAGTTTTAGTCTCGCCAGTCTTAAGGTTGCCTATCGCTCCAAAAACTTCATAGCGCCACGCTTGCGATCTAGCCGCTAACTCGACGTCTTTGGTAATCGTATTCACTACAAACCTCATGCCTGAAAACGTCATCGTTCCATCAGGGTGGTTGTTTGCAAACGGGTTTGTGTTTGGATAATTTGACTGACCACTTGTGGTATCAGTGCCTTCAGATCCTCTTTTAATTTCAATTGTTTCTCCAGCAGAGAACCCTCCCCCACTACCTAAAACAGTAACTCTTGAGCTGCCATCACTATCGTCAAATGCCCAGCGAAATGTTTCACCAGAATAAGATGCAGTATCATTTTCTTTCTTTCTAATTTTCCATTGTAAATGCAGCCATTTCTCTTGCCTACCATCTATGTATTCAAATGTTTCAACAGTAATATAACGATTTTTTCTTACGTTTGAATTGTCTGCGCTTCCAGCAATTGCATAGAAGAAAGCAGATTGTTTGCCTTTGTTAATGCCTACATCTGCAATGTTTCGACCTGCACTTGGCCTGCCTAAATTTTCACCAACCTCTGCAATGTTTCCTATTGCTACAGCAGGAGAAGGAGTGTCAAAAGCAGCTGCATCTGGATAAGTAGGCTCTTCAACAGCAGAAATTGTCTTAGGGGCTTTTTTAAACTCATTGTTGCCTTTAAGACTTGTCTTGTCTGTAAACTTCCTACCAGAAACTTTTATTTGAACTCTGAGTCCGTTGCTGAGCGTTTCAGGGGCTATCTGCACCAAATTAGAATCAGCAGCATTAGCAGTGCTTGCTGATTGATCTAAAACAACAAATGTAAATGATGTGTCTGTATCCGCAATTGCTCTAAACTCAGAGCATGGAAAAGGTACAAATTTAAATTCAAGTTGACGCTGCAATTGCTCTGAGCGCTGCTGCTGATCTTGATTAATGAATTTTATGTAATTGTATTGGGCGCTTGGGCTTTGACCTTGAATTACAAAGATCTGAGGGAACGGCTCAAAAGTTGATCCATTGTCTCTAGCATCTCTGACATAAATCCTGAACATCGAAGAACGACGAATTGTTGCGCTTATCGTTCCATTGTTTATTTGAATGTTTTCCTCTTCAGAATTTTTTACTTCTCCAGTGGAGGGCAAGTTCTGAAAATTGCACAGCCCGTTTAAACGTTGGAATACAGTGCTCTTAAGTCCAATCTCAGTAATATATGCTGGCCTGTTGTTTTTGATAGTTGCAATTGCAACTTGTGTTAAAGGGAAAAATCCTTCGCCAACGTTAATTGATTGATCGCCAACACCGCTATCTCCTATAAATTCGTTACCAACGCCCTGCGGCTCAACAACCAAATCTTTGCTGACAATGCCAATTTTCTTAAATCTTGAAGTTGAGGTGTCTACGCATTTCAATGTTATCCTTTGATCTTTGCCTTCTTCTGTTGAAGGCTCAAAATTCTTCAGTCTTCTATGCGTTACTTTCCAAATACTTCCGCCAATCATAAAGTGCTCGCCAAGCTGCATTGCGCCGTCAGCTTCTTCTTGCAGTGAAACGACTGTTGAATTTATGTCGTCAACAGGTGCCCCGCCTTCTTCTCTCTGGTAAAAATCTTCGGATATTCTTGAGTTCTTTATCGAAAACACAATTTCATCATCTTTCGCCACGTTTGAAATTACAGTCTTAAACGTTTTGTCGATAAATAATGTATTAATGGTGTCGTTATTTTTGATTGTTTCTTTAGTTGCGTCAACAGTGTACTCAATAATTCCCATGCGTGGGCTGTAGTTTCTTCCAGTGCCGTCATGAAGTTTTTCAATAATTCGATTTCGATCGTCTTTCGCTGCATTTCTTGGAATAATTTTTCGATCTCTTAAATTCTTTCCATTTGGACTGCTTCCGTCAATTGCTCCAGATTCTCCCATTACTTTCATTCGTTGCAGTACAATCACCTTCTTTTGATCCTGATCGCTATCTTCTGCAATAAGATTTAGTTGATAGTTGACTCTAAAATTTGTGCCGTTTGCAATTGGGCTATGGCACCCAAATGCTGCAGAATTTGAGGGCGTGTAAGCGTGGCAAAAAAGTTGATTAGCTTCAAAATCTCCCGCATCCTCAACGTCAAAAACATCATCACTTTTTTTAATTTCTGGATCGCCAGAATCTAACGATTTTCGCGTTCCATATTGAATGTCATCGCCTTTAATGCGAAAGTTGCTTGAAAAAGATGCCTTGTGCCAGTAAAAAGCAAAATTATCTTCAAAAATTGCATCCAGCGCATTGTTTCCCAGAAAAATTCCTTCAAGTTCTGGCTTGTCAATACCAATGTCGTTTACGCCTTGTTCACCAACAACAAACATAAGCTTGGCTCTTTGCGACGTTCCATGGCTAAACATTCGCGACCAGATCAGCTTTGGCGTAACCAGCATTCCGCCAATATCGTTCTTATACATCCCAAAAATTATGGGAACAGGCGAGGCATAATCTGCTAACTCTGCAAGCGTTTCAAACCCGCGTGAAGGCGTAAAACGATTGGCTCCTGTAATGCTGCCAAGATCTTTAAGACCACCGCCTTGGGCGCGTGGCATCTTTGGCTTTGGTGTAAGGAGATATGAAATACCAGTTAGAGTTAAACCAATCGCCAAATTGGTAAGAACTACTGTAGTCGCGCTTTTTGCTGCTGCTCCACCTCCTAAGTACGTCGCGGCAATTGCTGCGCCAGACGTGACAAGCGCATTCTGAATATCAGGAATGTTTTCGTAGGCTGCTGGTCTTACCGCTCCACGTCTTCTAACCTCAGCCGTAAATGCTCGATACTCTTCCTCAGTTATCCCTATCGTTGCAATTAGCTGCCTTTCGTACGGAAGCAGTGGTACGTCGTAAATGCTTGGGCCAATGACCACTGCACTTTTTGTGTCATCGGGCCGATATAGAGAATCCCTTTTTGCCATGTGACTGCGAATGCCCAAGATTGCTGCGGTAGCAGCAGAATGTCCCCATCATACGCAGGCTTTTCAACTCGCAAACCCCACCGCATTAGATCCCGGCACACTTCCCATTTGCTTGCCTCGTACCAGTTCTGCTTAAAGGGTGGCGCGTCAATACCCATCCGCTCCAGGGCTTGGTAACAAAGATGGATGCAGTCAATATGGCCGTCACTACCGTCAGCACCAAGCCGATACGGCATCCCAATCAGATCACTGCAGTCGGACATTACTAGAAACTGGCAAATTACCAACAAGTTTTTTGGTTAAAGCACGCCTTGGAATGTCCGTTCCAACAGCATCTAGCACTGAGCTGAGTTGTAGATTCAAAGATACGTTGTCCCAAGTACCGCCTGTAATTTGACCGGTGTAGTTATGCACACTTCGATGTACGCCACTAGATGGATTAGTTGAGTCTACAATTAAAACTTCGACCTGAACAACATAATGATCTCTAATTGCTAAGACTGCCCATCCGCGAGATAAATCATTGTTCGGGAAGACAAGATCAGCTTCCATGCCGTCCCCTGTACGGTTTACGGTTACGCCAGAAAAACCAAACGGTACGAAGCCATACGAATTACTCTTGTATGTCATATCTTGATTGATAAAAAAATTTTGGAAGCGAAATTGAACAAACAGCCCTTCAGTGTTGCTATTTGTTGACTCCCGCAAGGCATTGATCGTTACGACATGCCCTAAAGCGTATTGGCTCATATTCCAATCCTCTTACGTGCGCTGCCACTCATTTGTAAACGCTTCAAGGTTTGCTGTTCACCCTGTTTAGCACCTTGAGTTGCCGCTTGCTGCATTCCAGCCTGGAACTGGTCGGCAGTCACATAATCAACGCTATTGATCCGCTCCACTGTGTAGCGAACATCGATTGGAGCGGCAATAGCAGTTCCGCCTCCTCCTCCTTCTCCTGTTGATTCAGTTGCGCCAGAACCTGAAATAACCGAATCACCACGGCTGCCGCGTGAATAACGCGACATTGCTGTACGCATTTTGGATTCAGGAATGACATATTCAGGCTCGCCACCCTCACCAATCAAAGCGTTGGTGGGGCTTGAAACATATCCGCCTTCAGCAAAAGGAAACAATCCAAGAAGTCCACTGCCTGCTTTACCCCCAACACCAAAGTTACCGATACCGGCTTGAAGAAATATTCCACCGAGCTGTTTAAGAACGCTAGACAGGGACTCTCCAAGTGACTTGCTGCCGTCGATAGCGCTCTGTATTCCGCCAACAATTCCAGATTGAATTGTTTGTCCAATTCGTAAATAAAGTTGTTCTTGTTGTTGCTGCAAAGTAAGTTTTTCTCTAAGTGCTTCAGTTCCTTCTAAAATTGCCCGAACTTCTTCTTTAGAGAGATCTGTATTGCTTTTCGTAATTCTTGCTATTTGTTGTTTTATTTGTTCCTCTTTTGTCCGTCCATCAAGTTGCGCCTGCACTAAATCTTGCTGATTTTGTAGGTTTTCTAGTATGTTTGCAGCTTGCTTTGCCCGCGCAGCCTCAGAAACTTTTAACTGGTTATTAATATTAAAAATTTTTCGATCAGCTGCCAATTCAGCTAATTTTATTTTTTCAATTTTTTCAGCAACAGGTATTTTTTCTAGATTTATTTTTGCGATTTGTGTAGCTTTTGTTTCGTGAACAATTTCTCTTTCTAAAGCTGCCTGAGCAATCGGGTCTTCGTCAGCCTTGGCTTTAGCAATTTGTCCTGCAAGTACCGCTAAACGCTCCTGAAGAGCAACTTCAGCTTGCAGCTGTGGCAGTCTGCTTTTTCGGCCTTTTTTGGTTTTTGGTTCTGGGCCTAACGTTCCAGCAAGTGTTTCAATTTCTTCTAGAACCGGCAGTTCAATTTTTCTTTGGGATGAAGACGCAACTCCTCTGGCAAATGTTTTAGCCTCATCAGCGGTCTTAAATCCCTGACCGCCCAGCCCAACACTTCTTTCACTAAATCCCCGCAAGGCTCTAGAAGAGGGTGTTGTTAATTCACCCTTATTAACCGTAAAACTAGTCTTTAAAATTTCCTGAGCTAATTTTTCTTGATTCGTTCCAGGGGCTCTTGCTAAGAATGCACCAACATCCACCTGCTCGCCCGCAAACTTGGCCAAGCTATCAAGCAAAGGCCCAGCCGCTTTAGCGATAGCAGCCAAAACTTGAGTAAAAATTACATTTAAATTGTTACCTAGTGTTGCTGCGTCTTCACCAAAGTCTTTTAAGGCTTTTACGCCATCTTTGCCAACTTTTGTCTCTAGCAATGCAGTAGCCAATCGAGCAGCTTCCGTTGCCTCACCGTATTGCTCAATTTTTTGCATAAATTTCTGAGTCTCCGTGCCAGCAAAACCGCTGGCTTCCGCAACACGTTCAAGGTCGAGCGTTAGTGGATTTAAGGCTTGACCAAGCTCGGCAGATGCTTTTAAAACTTGTTCAACTTGTGCAGCAAGTGCGCTGGCAGCAATTGATCCGCCTAAACCACCTGCCGCTCCACCGATGCCTCCTGCTAATGCTTGAATTGGGCCGCCACCAAATAACAGTGGAAAGCCAAACCCAGTAGCTATATCGGTAAATTTTTGTTTGCGGGCACGGCGACGTGCTTTAGAAGCAGTCTCTGCCTTCTTTGTCTCAGCGGCAAGTCTCTTTTCCGCTTTCTCAACATCACGCTTAGCCTTAGTTGAAGCTTTTTGAGCTGCAGAAGCAGTTTTATAAGCTCTTTCTAAATTGTTTAAAGCCGTTCTTGCTTTTCTTACGGCCTCGTTATAAGCAACTTGATCTCCTTTTTGGGCCGCTACCCCAACGCGTTGCACAAGAGTTGTGGCACGGGTAAGGTTGCCCACACCACCATCTCTAAGCGCCTTAATTCGGTCAAACCCACGCCTGCTCTCTGAAAGTCCTTTGTTCCTAATGACTTGAAGACGATTAGATTCACGTTGCTTTTCAACAACACGGCCTAGTTCTGTTGCTAATGCTCTGGCTAGGCGTATATTTTTCTGCCCTCCTCTTGTTCCGGCCTGGAATGCTTGCTTTATCTGTGCAACGCGACCTTGTAATTTACTATTTGATTCGCCCCCTGCGCGTGTAAACTCTCTAAGCTTTCTGTTGTAGAGGTCAGTAGCGGCGTTTAACTGAGATTGAAGTGTAAGTTTTCGCTCTGCAATACGAACGCTTCTTTGGGAAGCTTGACGCTCGGCACGCGTAACAGTTGCTAAAGCGACTGTTCCTCTCTGAGCAGTGCTACCTCGTTTTAGTTTTCTTGATTCTGAAACAAGATTTTTTATCCTAGTCTCTGCTGCCTTTATCTTTTCCAGACCTGTGACAATCAGATCAATTTTTGCCTGATAACTAGAGGTCACTGCAGAAACAACACACCTGTATCAGGACACTCTACCTGCGCCTGCGGGCCTTGGCGATCTCTTTCTCCTGATCCTCGTTCAGTATCTTAAAATACGCGCTCCAACCAATGACCTCTTCTGCTGTCATTGTCGCCTTAAGCTCCGACAAGCTCATGCCAAGCTCCTTGGCAATGCCAAATTGCAGCATGAGCCAGTTATCTTTACGAAGCTCGGCGCTCAGGATTTTGGGTCGATGACCTCCTGTTCGTCATCAGTCAAAACTGCCAGCATCAAAGACTGCAGATCTTTGTCCTTTACTTCGTTTTTAAGCACATCAATTTCACCAGGCAAAAACAGAGCATTGCCGTTCTCGTCTTGAGCTTTATTAATCAAAAGCTGTAAAGCAAACGCATTAGGATCCTCCGATCCAGCACGTTTTTGAGCGCGTTCACGCTCTGCCATCGTCAATGGCGTAACCCACATCTCAAACTCTGTACCGTCCGAAAGCTCTACTGTTTTCTGAACTGCTTCGAGATTGGCTGCTTTTTTAAGGCGGTCAATGGCGCGAACTGCCATACATACTCACTTGGTTGTACTAGCACAATAGCATTAAAAAAGCCCCCGACAATATCAGGGGCCTTTGCTATCAGCTAACGATCAACTTTTAGCAAAGTCGAAAGTAGGTGCAGTTGTGGGACGGAAACTGACTGAAACAGTCTGCGCGTCATCCGGCGTAACCGAGAAACTTGCAGAGGTCAGTACAGCCTCAAGTTGAATCGAACGACTCTTTGTGTCGTCAGGCGTGCCAGAAGACAGCACCGTGTCCATATACAACTTAAAGGTTGCACCAGCTTGCTGACGCTGCGTTACGTCTTCAATCAAACGAGCAGAAATGCCGGTGTCATCATCTGTGAAATACACTTCCGCAGATCCAGTACCGTCAGCAAAACCAGAGATAAACGTACGGAATGGAGCGGTTTGGCCCAACGTTCCACCAATACTGGTGGTGTCGATTTCTTCGCGGTTTACCTCAAAGCTCCAGGAACGGACATTTGCGACTGACTGAAACTCAGTGTAATTAATCGCAAAGTCGCTGGTGCCATCAGTACCATCGCTGCTTAATGCAAGCTCAGTGCCGCCTGCAGTAGCAGCAAACGTAGCAACGCCAGTTGCGGCCACGTAAGTCCTGATAAAAACAGGAGTACCTTCAGCTAAACCGCCAGGCAGAGTGCCGCCACCAGCAGTAAACGAAACCTTGTCGTCTACTTTGAAGTTCAAGAAGGCACCAACACTAATGTTGTTGCTTCCGCTAGTAACATCAGCAGCTTTGAACGTGCCGGATGTACCGGCAGGCTTGTAATAGAGGGCTCCAGAGGTGCCCGAAAGGACGGTAGCCATTCGTAAAACGGAGAATGGTGGACTTTACGGGCGGAACCCGGACAGATCTAGCTTAGCGCGTTGACGACAAAACATCTAATCTTGATCCTCTGCTGTAAAACCGGTGTCAACACGTCCAACCAAGTGGGGACTTGTCTCTTCAGCTGAAAATGTTGGCCCGTTGATCGCTCCAGGTCTTACATAAATACCTGCATCGTCGCGTGTTGAGGCAGACAAACCTGTCAAAGTTGTTACTGCAGTATTCAATAAGACTTGGTTCCTAGCAGGCCCTTTGCCTTTTTCGCTATACACGCGGATAACTACACTGCCACGCGCAAAATCAAGATTATCTGTCAATGTAACTTCTGTTGTTAGTCCAAAATTAATATTAACTCGAACGTATTCAGTAGTTGCGTTTGCAGGTGCAGCAGTGATTCCATCAAAAAATACAGGTACTGCTGGACTTAGCGCTCCAAAGGCTGTTTGGATTGGGGATTCAATTGCTGCGCGAATAGCTTGGTATCTCATCGCTTACTCCTAAAACCCAAGGTTACGCCGTCTTCTAACGCTTTTTGCATTCCACCGCCATCGATATAGTTGGTGTACCAGTCCAAAGGTGCAGTGCTTCTTGCTTCGCCGTCTCCAGAAACATCTCCACGAAAACCAGGAACAGGGCGAGAACCTGTAGCAACAACATCTCCTGCAGGATTTTTAGCCCTTATACCTCCTCTAAATACACCTTGCTCTAAATCAAGTGCATACGCCGCATAAGGCTGTGTATTTACAATCTCAAATTTTTTCACCCTTGCTGTTTCTTTGATTGACGTAGAAAGCTTTGGAACGTCATTCAAAGTGTATGGGTAGCCACCGCCAGTAGAGCCTGATGCTGCAGTACCTATAGGAATAGCAACCCAACTATCTTGAAACTCTCCTGTCCATTCAGGACCAGCCTCAGCAAGATCATTCATAATATTGACTGCAGCAACGCGAGTCACTTCATTAATTAGCTCACGAATGTCAGTGGGCAGCTGACTTATTTCTCTACGTTTTCTAGACATTACTGCGGCCTCGCAATGATTGTGTGAAGCAAGGGATCCTCGCCCCTGAAGCTCAGCACATTTAAAATCTTGGCTTCTCTGGTCGCACCAGCCTGTGAATACTGGATACGATCAGCTTCAGTTGGATAGTAAGAGCCCAACTCATCGCCACCAATAATCACTTTAATATCAGTTGTTTGATAAAGTCCGTCGTTCTCTCTTGATGAAATATTGGAAATCAAACCCTTCAACACCACAGACGTATCCGCTCCAGTGACTGCCCCTGTTGCTGGATCGTAAGTGCGTGGCGTTGTTGTTTTGACTAGCGTGATGTCTTGACCCCAATCGTCCAGCAGATCTTTGGGGATTGACTTGAAAGTGTCGTCTACAAGTGACATATCAACCCCTCACCACACGAACTTGATAAGAGCCAGAACCTCCAGAACAATAAGGACCAAGATAAGACTGCAACCAAGGATAAACGTCGAATATGTTATTAATAGTTCCGACAGCCTGACTGTCAGTGTTGTATTTGACTTTGAGGTCTCCGAGTTCGACTTGCTCGTATAACCCCTTATCGCCGGTAGTCCCTGTAATCGCGTCCGTGTCATTGGCTAGCTCAAACGCTAGTAAATATGTAGCCTTTTTGATTGCGTTTGGGATGGCAGAACACGTAAGTTCCACCCGATCGACATGATAATTATTGCGCGGCCACTTCAA